AGAAGGCTATTGAGAGAAGAAATACAAATGAAATTTTTGAAATGTTTGAATATGTTACAAACGCATTAGAAATTATTAACGAAGATTCTTCGTGTTCTTAAGGAATTTAAACCTGTCAAAAATATGGACCGAGTTTTTAAAATTAAAATAAATAATCATACACAGTGCGTCGGCTATATCATGCTTTCTCTCATATGGAATTTCATCGTCTAAATATTTATTAGCAATCACCACCGTTCTTTGCTTTCTCCCCTCATAATCTAAATGTCTCATACCATAATGTGTATGCATACTCACAGGTGAAATTAAAGTAACTTTATCTCTGAACATGTAATGTAATAAAATTTCAATGTTGGTAAATCCACCAGGTGGTTGCCTCTCAATGAGTATCTTATCAGCCGCGGTAAAAATGTGGTTATACTCTTCAACAAATAATGGAATAATATCCACAAAATCATTCGTCCTAATATTTTTATAATCCGCTAAATCAACCTTCTTTAAATACTCAACCTTCACATCAGGACCGTTTCCACACTCAGCTAGGACAAGACCCATATTAGTATATCCAATGTCAATGGCTAGTATTTTCATTTACTATTTTACCCCCACAGTTTTTAATCTCATTATATAATAAATGCCACCCAGTAAGTTAATGCAGAAACTCAGGAAGGAGCACGCCAAGCAGGTCAAGAAGTATAAGTCAACCCCTCGCAATAATGCGAACATTAGGGTTGCTGTGAATAGTCTCAACTCTGCTGTTGCAAGGATGAACACCGCAGTCAAGAATAATACAAAAAATCTCAATGCCGCTGTCGCGAAGATGAAGGCTGTCCAGAAGAAGCTCAATGATAAGAAGAAGGCTCGTTCCATCAAGGTTATCAGTCCCAAGAAGTAAATATTAGAGTATATTAAATGAAGAACAAGACTAAAAACCAACTTTTATGGTTAGTCATAGTCATGATAGCTCTAGTAGTTGGTTACATGTGGTATAATCCTAGAGTCGTCGAGGTGGAGGTGGAGGTCCCTGTTATGATACCACCACAAGTTGAGACACGTGATCCAGAGTTTAGGGGTCCACCCATAAAAAAGTACAAACCTGGATACATGCAACAGATGGGACTCATAGTGGGTCCAGGTGAAGAAACCCTCCCATTATATGGTAAAGAGGTAAGGGGACGCCGTGACCGATACCATTATTACACAACAACTCCTGGTGAACAGGTGTACCCAATCCCCGTGAGTTTAGATGGTCGTGACTGTATGGATGACATTGGATGTCAGGAATTATATGGAAATGAAACAGTCTCAGTATTTGGTAAGACTGGTTCATTCGTGGTAAAAATGTATAGAACCGATGATTTTTTTTAGGCTTTGTCACTTGCAGTTAGGGTTTTCACTCGTATCAGTATATCATTTAATAGGGTACTTGTAGATGAACTACAAGAAAGTGAGCAGCAACACGCTACTAAAAGCATTGGTGGTGTTTTAGATGGCATCTTCATGACACCCGTAACAACCATCATTGAACAGCATATAGACATCACCAATGATGCGACTTGTGGAATAGGTTTGGGTTTACCTGAACCACCGCCTCCTAATGCAAACATTCTTATATTAAATAACTATTTTTTTTTAGGGATGTAATAATATCATATTCTCTCTGGTGAGAACCTGAATTATTAGATAACTTTGTTTTCAAATTTAAAAGTTCTACAGTCTCATGGTCTTCTAGACCACTCAAGAAATCTATCTTGGCCTCAATATCATCCAATTGATGCTGCTCTTTCATAGCCTGAACTTTGGGCCATGTATGTTTTCTAAGAGATGTAATCTCGAGCCTGAGCTGAATAAGTTCTGGTAATATAACCTCCCTAATGAGCCTATTCGTCTCGTGGAGATCGTCTCGCCACCAGGCCATATACTAATATTGACTTTTTTATCTTTATATATAAATGGCTGCTATCATTGGTATATTATGTATATGCTCAATGATGTCTTCTTCTGGTCTAGGTGTATCATATTCAACTGGCATGGTTCCGGGGACTGGTCCAAAAATTATAAGTGATAGTGGTTTGGATAAACTTAAAACTTATGTACCAATAGCTGAAGATTTAAAGGAAAAAATTAGTACTCTATCAGATGATAGAGAAAAAACTCAAGAAATTTTGGATACATTTATATCAGAAAATGAAAGTAAATTAAAAGATTTTTGTAAGGATTTTAATAAATTATTAAAATTTGAAGATGGTGATGTTCCAGAGGAAGTAATTACTCTCTCAGGCAATAAACCGGTAGATGAATATGCAGTTGAATATATTGGTGGTGAAGAAATTTTGAATATGTTTGAAATAATATTCACAGCTAAAAAGTGTACTAAAATTTAATACCAAACTTTTTTGACATAAATTTACGACTCTCCTCAATAGTAGGGCGACTCCATAAATACCAACGAGACCAAAATCCAGCAGTGTCTATACCAGTTATTCCCCAATTCTGTGAACCACTACCATGTCTAGCTACGTAGGCACGCATTCGTGAAGGATTCTTGTGTTTGGTGTAGTCTGAATATCCACGGGCACCAAAGTCAACAGTCCTACCGTTTTCTAAAATTGCTCTAAACTTCTTTTTGGGTTTGGGGCTACGAATAACCTTGACGCGCATACTTACATTTTACAGTGAATAAAATTTACATACTGCAGGTGCTGCACCCCCCCTTGTACCCCTCCTTCTTGGGGAGGAAAAAGAGGTGCTCTGGACCACGCTTGACGCGGTACAAGTGGTCGTAAAGGTGGAGGATACCTACAAAGAAAACGAGGCTGGAGACAACAACACCATTCATCTTACGAGCAGTCCAAGCGTAGGCTAGGATACCCACGAGAATCACCATCTGAACAATGGTAATGTTGGGCATGGCGAAACGCTTCTCAATGGTGTCAACCTTCTCAGTGGGTTCGGGGCTAGCGTACATAGACTTTTTACCGTATCCGGGCATTTTATTATCTACTGAGAAAATAATGTGGAGCCTCTTTCTCCTGGTTCCATTTTTTCTAGTCCTTCATGATTTCATGAAATTACCAATAGACCGTCTATATTTTAATAATCCAAGAAGGATCCTAATGGGTATGCAGAATACTCTCATAGATTTTCTTCTGTATCAGCCAGATTACTCAGTACAAGATTACCCAGGCCTATGGCTCATTAAATTACATCATCTCAAAATTCGCCAAGAGTTTGAGAAAGTTTCTAGAACCGCCAAGAAATACTTATTTCACGAGGCTGACCCATGGTTTGATAAGAATGATTCCTACTATTTTTATAAAGTTGAGGATTTTCCAATCCTAAATGACTTAATAAATCAAATTCCAATCATATATAGAGAAACCGCACTATTCGCAGTGTCGGACGGACCCCTCATCATACCCCCGCATCGTGCAGAGTCAAATAGTCTTCTTAGGTATCATCTCACTATAGAAAGTAGCGGGGACTGCACACTCTATACAGAAAGGGGGATACACGAACATAGGGAGGGTGATGATTTTTTATTTGACCATTCAAGGTACCATGAAGTAGTCAAGACAGATAGTGGTAGACGGGTTGTTCTCATTCTTGACGTGAAGAGATTATAAATGCTTACCACACACTGCTATATACATATCAGAACCACCTATGAGTTCAAGTACATTACTGTCCACAATCCTCTTTGTGAATGGTCCAGCTGTTCCATCATTGCAACACATACAGAGTGCTGTCAACTTTGAAACATTACTAGCTAGGGGGATACAATCCAAAATTTCACCAAACTTTCTCTGAAATGAATCACCATCTAAACCTGCCAATATGACAGACTTTCCAAGTTTGAGACATTTTTCAACAAAAACTTTCAAACCCTCAAAAAATTGAGCCTCATCTATACCTATGATATCAGCATCTGAAAATGCATCATTGGTTTCCAACTCTGAGAGATTTAAAACCTTGAAACAATTAAATTTTACATTATCATGCGTCTTTAGAACCTCATCTGGGGAACGGGTATCCTTGGCAGAATTGACAACCATTATATTTTTACCGATGATCTTCAGACGCTTCAGACGCCTGATGAGTTCTGAAGTTTTACCAGAAAACATATTACCCATAATTATTGAGAGCTCCATCGTATCTAATTATAATAAGCATGTATTTTTTATATGACTAATATAAATGAGTCTATTTGTAGGAATAGGAATAGGATTTTTATGCATGTGTGTTTCTTCATCTTCGTCTAGTATGAGTCTAATATCATCCAGTGACAGTTCAGGAGGAGGTTCAGGAGGAGGTTCAGGAAGTGAAAAGATGTCAGAGAAACCATCTAAATTCATGATTTACGATAATAAGCAATGTACAGGTAAACCAGTTTATGATTTAATTATGGGAAAAGGTGTGAATTTAAGTGATAAAATAGTAAAGAATGATGGTTTGGAAAATAATGCATGTTGTATAAAAACTGAAAATATGGAAGTATCCGGTACATTTTCACAATCAAATGATACAACATATTTTAAGGAAACTCACTTAGGCATAACTGGCGATCAAAGAGTATTACCTCAATTTATATTGCCAATTGGTGTCAATCTTCCATCTGGTTTAACAACTGATTCATGTCCAAATGTATGGAATTTTAAAGTTAGACCTCTTAAATAATATTCATAAAAAGTATAATGCCCCTCACAGATGAAAAAATCACCAAGAAAGTTGGGAAGCTGCGTAAAACCCATGGTAAAATCTATGCACCTCTAAAATATTTTAGGGGGTTGAATACCCTAAAAGATGTTGAGAACCGCTACAAAAAGATGCTCAAAAAAGATTATAAAGATTTCAAGACGGATAAAGGAGTCAACACTAAAACCTCTTCGTATACCCAAAGATTTAGGAAAAAGTATCCAAAAGCCAAGTCCCTCCCAGAGATTTCCAAAGCCACTGGGATACCCCTAAAAACACTCAAGACTGTTTACAATAGGGGTCTAGCTGCATGGAGAACTGGACATCGTCCGGGGGCAAGTCCCCAAGCTTGGGGCTACGCGAGGGTGCATAGTTTTGTCACAAAGGGAAAGACTTACTATACAGCTGACAAGGACTTGAAATGATTGATTCTCCTTTGTGAAATGTCAATATATTCTTGATTAATGTCATAACCCAAATACTGTCTATTGCATGATAGTGCAGCGAGAGCAGTTGTACCACTACCCATGAAAGGATCCAAAACGATAGCATTTTCAGTTGTGAAAAGTTTAATCAAATGTTCAATAAGTTCAATTGGTTTTACTGAAAGATGTGTATTGAAATCACTCTTTTCCTTTTTAGTTGGCTTTGGTACCATGAAAATACCATTAAGAACTTCCTCTTGAGTCGTCATAATATTTGATGGAAACTTACCACAAACCTTAGTCTCATCAGATGTATTCATTAGACCGGTACCATATTTTTCAAAGTTGTCTATATATCTCTTTTCAATTGGTTTAACAGCTAAACACATGGGTTCTATAGCAGGTTTAAGCTGTGGCGTTCGCCAGTCCTTACATTTTTCTTTAAGAGCATCCTTTTCTTCACGCGTCTTATTCTTATCCTTTTCTATGATGTGATTTTGTGAAAAGGCTTTTACTTGAGACTGTGTGTAAATCCAACCCAACATATCACGAATTTCAAAACCCGCGTCTTCAACTGCCATAGCCATAGAATGATACAATCTTGGACTACTAAACGATATGAAGGCTCCACCAGGTTTTAATACCCTAAATACCTCATCAGAAACTGTACGATAAAATTCAGAAAACTTTTTTGATTGTTTTCTATCAAATTTCATACCCTTTGGTAAATTCCCAACCATAGATGACACCCCCTTCTTGTCTATTTTATCCTTGTCCCAGTCACTCCCCAAGCCATCTAGAAAATACGGGGGGTCTGTACAGACCATGTCTATTGAATTATCCGGAAGCTTTTTCATGGCTTGAATACAGTTTATTAATTCAATGGTATTCATTTTCATTACAAACTAAACACTCCTAAACTTTAACTCTAATGCGTTCAAACTCCCTGTTGAAAATATATTTATCTCGGTATCTCGCTTGGATAGGTGGCTGATAGTAGAGATTGGTGGGGTCATTTCCCTTTGTTGCATCTAGATGTCCTATTTGCCAATCCTTACTAGGCTGGTCAAGGATGTGTTCAATATTCCATCTAATATGACTTATTTCTCCCATGACTCGGTCATACACATCCCTAGAATACTTCAAGTTTAGAAGCTTCAAAAACATGGCAGCGTCTTTCATATTCCTCTGCAATTTAATGTAGTGAAAATTTTTGACATACCCAATCTGTTTTATTTTTGTGCCATTTACCAACACATTTCTCTTGACATTAACACGTTTCTCCATATCGTTAAACTCAAATGGATATTTCAATGAATATTTCCCACGCCCGATGCTCTTGTCAAGTTTAAGTCCAGGTGTAGATCCCCCAGGTTTATTAAAGGCCTGAATAGCGTCACCCGAAGTATATCCCTTGGATTTGAAAAAATTCTCTGCCATTTCTCTATCAACCCAAAAATTACCCCCTCTCATATCGGGTTGTGATAACCACGCCAATGCTATACCTGTACCCGATGTGATAGGAGGCATTTTTTTATCATGTCTCTGGTAAAATTTAATCAATTCGTGATCATAGTTGACCATTTTATTTTGTTTATATTTATTTATAATTTTTGAAACTTAGGTTTCTGATAATTAAAAAAACTTCAAACACTTTCTGATTATCTCAAACCTAAGTTTCAAAAAAACTTGGAAAAAAAACATCTCAAAACTTCAAACACTTTCTGATTTACTTTTGTAAATCTCAAACCTAAGTTTCAAAAAAAACTTGGAAAAAAACATCTCAAAACTTCAAACACTTTCTGATTATCTCAAACCTAAGTTTCAAAAAAACTTGGAAAAAAACATCTCAAAACTTCAAACACTTTCTGATTATCTCAAACCTAAGTTTCAAAAAAACTTGGAAAAAAACATCTCAAAACTTCAAACATTTTCTGATTTACTTTTGTAAATCTCAAACCTAAGTTTCAAAAAAACTTGGAAAAAAACATCTCAAAACTTCAAACACTTTCTGATTATCTCAAACCTAAGTTTCAAAAAAACTTGGAAAAAAACATCTCAAAACTTCAAACATTTTCTGATTATCTCAAACCTAAGTTTCAAAAAAACTTGGAAAAAAACATCTCAAAACTTCAAACAATGAACGCCACTTCCATCAACCTTTACATTTCCAAGCTTGAGGGTGATAATGCCAAGTTCAAGGATCGTGTTGAAAGCCAACATATTAAAATTCTCAAGCTTGAGGATGAAATCTACAGGCTTAAACAGAGAGTGGAAACGGTACCTGAATATGACGAACATTCTGAGACTGGGTCCAATAGTGAACCTGACTACGAATTTGAGTCAGAGTCAGAGTCAGAGTCAGATTCACTATTGGACCCAGTCTCAGGACACAACAAGCCTCTCTACGACGCCCTCCTTCAGGTGGCTGCAAATGAGGAGGATGAGTACAAAAAGAAAGCCTTTGAGAATGCTGCTGCCAACATCTACAATCTTCCCTTTGAGGTTACCTGTGGTGCTGAGCTCGCCAGTGGTCCCAAAAAGGTTGTTGGTGTTGGTAAGGGTATTGCTAGAGTGATTGATGAGTTTATTGTGACTGGTAAGATTGCTAGGGCTCCATCTTCACAGGTGGTAAACAAGCCTCTCTACGACGCCCTCCTTCAGGTGGCTGCAAATGAGGAGGATGAGTACAAAAAGAAAGCCTTTGAGAATGCTGCTGCCAACATCTACAATCTTCCCTTTGAGGTTACCCGTGGTGCTGAGCTCGCCAGTGGTCCCAAAAAGGTTGTTGGTGTTGGTAAGGGTATTGCTAGAGTGATTGATGAGTTTATTGGGCCTGGT